CCTAACACCATTCGCCATCGTTTCACTTCTTAATTCCTTGTTGCAATGAGTTTCAATAAATGGCAATGGGTTCGCGAGTGTGATGAAGAAGTCGCTCGTCAACTTAAAAATGGCTATCTAACCAACGAAGAAGAATGTTGGGATATGGTCTTCAATATGATTAGCGATGCAGTTACCTATAACTCGGATTGCTTTGAGATAGTACAAGAACTGAACTTCACCCAGTTTGAAGATGCGACATTCCCAATCAAAAGCATCTACGATGCGGCCTACAACGCCCTCTATGAGTGGTCGCTTGAAAATGTTGATGTTGATAATATGATTCGCAATGTGTAGTGAGTTTGGCGCACCCGACCCCTATGGAGAACCCGAGCGTTGTGAATACTGCTACACGGTTCTTGACTACAACGGCATCTGCCTTGAGTGCAACTACGAAGACTATCACGAATTATGATTGAGCAAAAGTACTTCCACATTGAAATGATTCAACCCGTTTCTTGGAGCCACACCCCACAAAACGGAGAGATGGTTGCAGAGTTTGAGGCCGTATGCCCCGAAACTGATAACCTAATCTTGACTATCCCGCTTCACGAAGATTTCTATGACTTCGCCAAAGCGTACTGCGAACAATACAAAGAATACATCTTAAACAAAATAAAATGATTACTCTTTTAAACGGAGATACTTTTGAAAAGCAAGTCCTCATTGAAAAGATGAGAGATGACTCCTTCTACTACGGATATTTGGGCAAGAATGCAATGTCCTCCAGCAACATCAAACTGCTAACCAAAAGCCCAAAGCACTACAAGTTCATTATGCAGTATGGGCAAGAGCAAAACTCCTCTGCCCTTCAAATCGGTCAATTCATTCATACGATGATTCTTGAGCCACACCTATTTGATGAACGCTTTGAGATTGTAGATGTTCAAGGAAAGACCGCCAAAGTATTCAAGGAAGCCAAAGCCAAGAGCAACAAGATTGTTCTCACGGCAAAGGAACACGATGAGAATATGCGAATCGTGGATGCAGCCCTTCGGAATGAATATGTTTTGAGTATGTGTGGCGGTGCAGAGTTTGAAGTCCCCGAGATAGCAATGCTTGATGGCTTTGCCTTTAGAGCGAAAGCAGATATTTATGATGCAAAGTATAAGTTTGCAGCCGACCTAAAAACAACGCAAGACATACGAGCATTCCAATGGAGTGCAGAGAAGTATGGCTACGACATCCAAGCGTTCATCTATACACAACTATTTAATGTACCTACAGACAACTTCAAGTTCATAGCCATAGACAAAGGCTCATTGGACATTGGGGTGTTTGACATTGCCGATTCATTCATCAACAAGGGATATAAGAAGGTGAAAGAGGCATTGAAAGACTATAAGGACTTTTTTGTCTTACACAATGATTTGGATTCTTACACAATTCAAGGAACTTTGGAATGAAAGACCAGTTTATGCGGATTGCTCTTGCTCGTTTACGCAAGGACTATCCATTCTATCCACAACGCATTGCGGTTGCAGCGAATATGTACCGCAGATGGCTTGACCGACAAATAGCACAATGAGGGGAGGGGGGAACGCTCTTGATGAGTTGGTTGGTGCTATGTTCCCCCCAAACCTTTAAGTTCAAAGACAATACGGCTCAAAGTGTAAAGTAAATGAGCCACAAAGTGTAAGACAATGAGCCTTAACTATGTAATAATGATACAAAATGATGCTTGATTGCATCATTAAAGAGCGTTTAAGCATATAACGATGGGTTTATCCATCAAGTCATATGCGGAGACATATAACCTTTAACACCAAAGAGGAATGAAAGAAGACAAGTGGATACCACTATTTACAGAAGAGGAGAAGGCTGCAATTAGAAAGCATTTAAACCTACCAACAGCAAATGAGATACATCCCGATAGTGCTTATGGGCAATGGATGAAACGATTTAATCCTAAAGAGAAATGAAATACAGAGTTAACTACACCTACTTTGACCAAAGCAAAATGAAGGCTGCAAAATGGGAGCAGAGAGAGAAGGAATTTGCGACGATGGAGGAGGCCTTACTCTTTATCAAGAAGAACGATTGGAATGTGTCATTCCGCAACGCCAACATTCAGCCCGTACTTTAAATGAACTACATTGTACAATATGATAAGTTGGTTGCCGATAATACTTGGCTTGAGGGCTTACAAAAAGGATTTAAGCACGAGATAGAAGCAGCCAAGTACGGAAGGGAATTGACCCGAAGCAGCGAACACGCCAATATAAAAATCTATCAACTGTGATTAAAGTAGTCCCAACTCAAGAGCAAATCGCAAGGGCGCAAGAGTTATTTGACTTCCGAGTTCTAAACAATAGCATCACTCAAGGTGATGGTAATCTTGCTGGTGCATTAGGAGAGATAATCGTTTGCGATTATTATCAAGCCGAACACAAAAACACCTACGACTATGATATTGTTATGAGAAATCACGACGGAGAGGAAGTTATGGTGGATGTAAAAACCAAGAGACACAATCAAGAACTAACCCCTAAACCGAATTGGGCTGCAGTCGTATCTAACTACAACACTCATCAGCAATGCGATTACTATTGCTTTGTTGGTATGGGGTATGACTTATCGGTTGCCTATATCTTTGGATTTATGCAAAAGGATGACTTCTACGAAAAAAGTATCTTTTGTAAAAAGGGTGAGATAGACCCGTTTGGAAATGGAGTGTGGACATTCACCTCCGATTGTTACAGAATGCAAGTAAAAGATTTATTGTTATGAGTATTGAAACTTTTAAATACATTGGGAGCGTACATCTGCTCCCCCACATTTCAATCACCTATGATTCCACAATATGCGATGGATGCGTTTCCATCGGTTGGCTATGGTGGGGAATATCCATTGTAAGCAAAAATGGAATGCACTTATGAAAAGTAAAATTTGCAAACGCTGCCGTAAAGACATACCTTTAAGGTATTATTGGATTAACAATTCAAAAGGAAAGACAAGTTGGATTCGCGGAACTTGTGCCTTTTGTTATTCTCAAATGAGAAGAAAGGTTGAAGAAGCACACTAAAATTTATCTGCAAGGGATGGGGTACGATACTACGGACTTTATCCCTTGTGAAGTTTGTGGGAGCAAGGCCGTAGACATTCACCACATAGAGGCAAGAGGAATGGGAGGCAACAAAGAAGCAGACACAATAGAAAACTTAATGGCTCTATGTCGGGACTGCCACAACCGATACGGGGACATCAAACATCACAAGGAGTGGCTACAAGATATTCACGAAAGAAAGTTACTTAAAAGATGAAAACCGAATTTGTATCAATTAAGAAGGTTCACCTATCGCCAACGAACCCTCGTGTTATTAAAGACCATAAGTTCCGCAAACTTGTTCAGTCTATCAAGGAGTTTCCCCAAATGCTTGAGATGCGCCCGATTGTGGTGGACGAGGAGATGGTCGTTCTTGGTGGGAATATGCGCCTTCGTGCTTGTTTAGAGGCTGGGCTAACGGAAGTACCAATCATTCGTGCAACGGAACTAACCGAGCAGCAAAAGAAAGAGTTTGTAATCAAGGACAATTCCTCTTTCGGAGAGTGGGATTGGGACTTGTTGGCAAACGAATGGGACATTCAAGACCTTGACCAATGGGGCTTGGATATTCCCGCTTCATATTTTGATGATGACAAAGAACCCGAGTTTGATAAAGATGTTCTTGATGAAGCATTAGATTCTTACATCAATTCAAAGGTCAAGCAAATCACCCTATACTTTGACAACCAACAATACGAGTATGTATTGGGAAAACTTGAGGCCATTGCCCAAACCGAACAATTAGAAAGCAATACGGATGTAATAATCGCCCTACTTGAGAAGTATGAGAGTTTTAGCAATAGTTCCAAGTAAGGGTCGCGCAGATGTCTTTGCGAAATACGGCAAGAAATTTGTAGATTCTCTTGGTGTAGATTCCGTTGTCGTTCTTGAAAAAGAGGACTACGACAATTACGACCACCCAAACAAGTTGATGCTTGAGAAAAGCAATGCGGGTCTTGGGTATTCGTTATCGTGCGGAAAGCAATACGCCAAAGAGAACGGTTACGACCTAATCTTCAAGGTTGATGATGATGTAACGGGAGTAGGCAACATTGTTGAAGACCTTGAAACAATCATAACATACTTTGAGAAGTATGAGAATCTTGGTGCTATATGCTTCCCGTATGACTTTGAGTTCTACAACAAGAGCGACAAACTATTCACCCACATCAATAAAAGAGTACAAACTTGTTATTTAATAAGAACTGATAGTTTTCGCCCTATGGAGGGCATCAACACTTTTGAGGACTTTTCTCAATTCTTTCATATCGTAAACAACAACGAGTTTACGCTTTTCTGCGCCCGACACGCCATCAAGTGCAAACCCGTCGGTGGAGGCACGGGAGGTTGTCAAGCCTTTGACCGCAAAGCCCAAGCAGAGAAAGAAATAGAATACTTCAAAAGCATTGACCCAACAATAGGCGTTATCATAAAGGAAAACAAGTCGTGGTACTATGAGCCAAAGTTTACTGGCAAACAATACAAAGCAAAAAAGATATGAAGCGCATTGACCTTGAAAGAGTCCCGTTTGACAAGGACAAATTCAAAAAGCGTTCAGCCCTCCGCTCGGATGTAACCCGAATGATTAAGGAGGACTGCATTATCTATGTTGATGACCAACCAACAATCCTATACAAGAAACTCAAAACCGACACCTCCGCTTTGCGTTGGGCGGTGAAGAACATTAAATACGCAGAAGGCAAACGCTCAAGGGGATTGAAATCCATCTCCGCTATCTTTGGGTATTCCCCTCGCGTTGCAATGCGCCACGACTATTGCACGGTTACTTCAATGGCAGTAAACCACAAGAAGCAACACCACATCATCACGGACTTTGCCAAAGAATTAGTAGGATACTACAAAGAATACTTCCCCAACCAATATGAGTTCCACAACAAACTTGTAGAAGAACGGGTAATGCAAGATTGGACAATAGGAGGCAGTCCTTTCACAAGCGGAATTGTAAACAAGAACAACCAACTGAAATACCACTACGATGCGGGGAACTTCAAAGGAGTGCTTTCCAATATGGTGGTATTCAAGAAAGATGTAGAAGGAGGCCATCTCATAATCCCCGAATTAGATATTGCACTTGAAGTAGAAGACAACACCCTAACAATCTTCAACGGCCAAGACATCCTACACGGAGTAAGCACCATTGAATACGAGAACGAACACGCCTATCGCTATTCGGTTGTCTACTACTCGTTGGAGCAGATGTGGAAGTGCGAACCATTGGGCGAAGAAATAAAGCGAATCCGCAAAGTGAAAACGGAACGAGAAAAGAAACGACTTGACCCCGAACACTTGGAATCGCTCAAAAAAAGGAAGGATGAATTGAAAGAAGCATCCGACAAGGAGTTCTTCACAACCCTACGAAAGAATGACAAAAACTGACATACATAAAACGGCAATGCTGGAAGCCCTTGAGAAATCTCTCGGGGTGGTTACTTCTGCTTGTAAGGCCGTAGGCATTGCCCGTCAAACGCACTACGAGTGGTACAAGGAAGATGAGGACTACCGCAGTAGCGTTGACTCAATATCGGACATTGCTATTGACTTTGCTGAAACGCAACTACACTCACAAATAAAGAAGGGTAGTACGGCAGCAACAATCTTCTATTTGAAGACCAAAGGAAAAGGCAGAGGTTATGTTGAACGACAAGAAGTCCACAACACGGGGGACAATTTGTTCCAAGTAGAGATTCTCGGTGCCGAAGATTTACACGAATAAGGTCTATAAGCACCTTTTAGCGTCTTCTAAACGCATAACGGTTGAGCAAGGGGGAACTCGCTCGGGGAAAACATATAACATCCTCCTATGGCTTATTTTTGATTATAGCACGAAGAACAAAGACAAGGTCATAACCATTTGTCGTAAGTCGTTCCCTTCGCTTCGGGCTTCGGTAATGAGGGACTTCTTTGACATCCTCCGCACTCATCAACAATACCGCGAGGAGTTCCACAACAAATCAAGTAACGAGTATTACCTCAATGGGAATTTGGTGGAGTTCATCTCGCTTGACCAACCGCAGAAGATTCGTGGTCGGAAACGCAATCTCCTTTACATCAACGAGGCCAACGAACTATTCTTTGAGGATTGGCAACAACTTATCTTCCG